AGAGGTGATTCAGGCTATCTCTAAGATCTATCGATTTGGTCTTGATACAGAATGGGAAGGTGTCACCAACAAACAAGCATTTGTTCGTGAACTTGGTGATGTACTTGCAGTTATTGAAGTGTTACTAACAGAGACTGACATAAATATTGACAACGAAGATCTAGAAAATGCGTTAGATGCTAAGAAAAAGAAACTTGATATCTATTTGCCTGTTGAATAATAATGAGGGTTAGAACTATGCCAACTTATGCTTTTTTGAATAGAAAGACAGGTGATGTCGTTGAGAAAGTTATGAAAATCTCTGAACTCGATGCATTTAAACGTGAACATCCACATCTTGAAACTTATATTAACGAAGTTGTTCCTTTTGGTGACGGTATGCGTATGTCAAATTCTGTTGCAAAACCAGATTCAACGTTTGAAAAATATGTTATCGGCCGCATGAAAGAATCAGTCCCTGGTAATAGTATTGGATTATCCCATAAAACAAAAATGCCCAGGGAGTGGTAGGTCTTCTCTCATAACAACTTTTAAGGGTATTAAATGGCTAAGACAGTTAGAAGAAAAACAGCAGCTGCACAAGCACAAGCACAACATTTTTCCCTAAAACAAGTTCAACCTCTGACAAAGAATCAAACAAAAACATTTGAAGAGTATGATAAAGGTAATCATCTGATCCTTGCAGGATCTGCTGGTACCGGTAAGTCGTTTCTTGCATTGTACCTATCTCTTAAAGATGTTCTTGCATCAGGTTCTTATTACGAAAGAATTGTTATCATTCGATCGGCAGTACCATCAAGAGACTTGGGTTTCGTACCAGGTACTTTAGAAGAAAAAGCAAAGATTTATCAAGAACCGTACATGAATATCGTCAACGAGTTAGTTGGTCGTGGCGATGCATGGCATTTCTTATACAACAAAGAAATACTAGAATTTCAAACCACATCATTTCTTCGTGGATTGACATTTAGAGATTGTATTATCATCTTTGATGAGTTTCAATCTGCAACATTTCATGAGATCGATTCTGTCTTGACAAGAGTCGGAGAAAACTGTAGATTTATACTGTGTGGTGACTTCGCACAGAATGATCTAAACAACAAGAAAGAGAAGTCTGGCTTTATTGATGCAGTCAGAATTCTAGATAAAATTGATGATATTTCACACATCCAATTCGGCATTGATGACATTGTGCGAAGTGGGTTTGTGCGTCGATATCTAACTGAAAAACAAAACTTAGGAATATAATGTTCACACACTGCCCACCGATGGTGATTGAAAATCTAAACACCGAAACCGTTAACGACAAACGATATTATGTAACACCATCTGGGCAGCGTTTACCCTCTGTTACTACTGTTCTTGGCGCTATGAAAAAGAAAGAGATCATGGCGTGGCGACGTAAAGTAGGTGAAGTCGAAGCAAATCGTATTTCTAAACTTGCAACTGGTCGTGGTAATCGAGTGCATTCACTTGCTGAAAAGTATTTGATGAATGAATCGATTGAGTGGAAGAAAGAGATGCCCGATGCAATCGAGATGTTTCAGTCTATTGCACCACACTTTGAAAAGATCAATAACATCCATTATATGGAACAAGCACTTTGGTCTGAGAAGATTGGTCTTGCAGGTCGTGTCGATTTGATCGCAGAGTGGGAAGGTAAACTGTCTGTTATCGATTTTAAAACTTCTAAACGTATTAAGACTGAAGATAAGATTCAAGATTATTTTGCACAGTGTGTTGCATATGCAATGATGTATGAAGAACGTGTTGGCGCACCTATCGATCAGATTGTAGTTTTGATGGCAGTCGAGAATGAACAACCTCTTATTTTTGTAAAAGATACGAAAGATTACGTTAATACACTATATGAACACATTGAATTTTATAAATCGAATAAATATTAAAATAAAATTATAAAAGGCACGTAATGGCGACTGTAACAGCAGGATTACCATCATCTGGCACAATTTCGGCCAGTCAGATTAATACAGAATTGGGTAGGATATTACTACCAGGTAGAAGTTCTACTGCCAATTTTGATATTAATGCTGTTGATCCTCGTTGGTTGGCGGATAAAGTTGGAGATCAAACACAAATTTCATTCTCTGATTTTTATGGTAAACATTATTTCGAAATAACATCTGATAGTTCAACTGCTGATGAAAGTGGTGGTGGTGGTGTTACAACTACTACTACGACCACAACAACTACTACAACTGCTGCACCTACGACAACAACTACTACAACTGCTGCACCTACGACAACAACTACTACAACTGCTGCACCAGGAGGACCACTCGCTACTACAGGTTTCGGTGGATATTATATATTTGTTAAATCCACTTCAGGTGTTGCTTCATTAACTTTACGGTTAGATGATGATGGTGGTTGGAGAATCGTACAAGCAAGTACAGGTTCGTTCCCTGCGGTGTCCGGCTCTCTTACCCGATGGTCACCGCAGATAACCGGAAATTGGTATTCACCAACTACAGCTGGTATAGGATCAAGTTACTTGTATCGATTAACTGTTAACGGCATTCAAATAAATGGGGCAGGGACTGTAACACCCGATGTTACTGGGCCAGGATCTTGGTTGCCGTTTACCGGAGCGGCTGCCGGCAGTGTTGCTATAACTTCGGGTTCAGGGGACGAAGCTATCGGAGACTTTACTGTTGAAATTGCGGTCAATAACAGTGGTTCTCCTGGTACAATAGTATCAACAACTAATTTTAACTATAACGGATCACGGGGCGCTTGATTTAATGATAACTTTTGAAATTGCACTAACAGGAACAGGAACCTCTATATATACCGGTTACGCACAACTTCGAATGGGTGACGAACCGCCATAAAATTACGTGTTAGGTACTATAATATAATTTGATAAATACTTAGGGAATACATTTGTATATCCTTAGCATTGGAATTTAATATATGTCAACGGTAACATGGACGTTTAAGACAACTCAACCAACTGGTACATACTATTGGACCAATAGGGGTACTACAACTGGCGCAGATTTTACTGATGGACAAAACTCCGGTTCATTTACTGTATCTGGCACTCATCCTAACAGACAGGGCACATTTACTAGAACACTCGTTGCAGATTTCTTATCAGAAGGTCCTGAAACTATTATAATGGAAATTAGAAAAGACAGTACGAGTGGAACTATACTAATTACTGCTGATACTGTTACGGTGGCGGATACTTCTATTCCTACTACAACGACATCAGCACCAACGACTACTACAACTACGACTACTACTACAACAGCAACACCAGTAACTGTTGCGTTTACTGTAACTCCTCTTTCTGTAAATGAAGGAGATAATGCTGCATTTAGTGTCAGTACAACGGGTGTTTCTGATGGTACAACTTTATATTGGACAATTCGTTCTATTCCTCCAAGTGGGTATACTGCTGCTGATAGCGCAGATTTCACATCAACAAGTGGATCATTTGTTATCAATTCAAATGCAGGATCATTTAATGTACCAATATTTGCTGATAATCTGACAGAAGGCCTAGAAGCGTTTAGGGTAGAAATCAGAACAGACAGTACGTCCGGATCTATCATCAATTGGAGCATAGCTGTTCCTATCAATGATACAAGTGTATCTACAGGAACAACAACAACTACTACTACCTCAGCAACAACAGCAGCACCAACGACAACTACCACAACAACTGCTGCACCTACGACAACAACTACTACAACTGCTGCACCTGGAACAACTACCACAACAACTGCTGCACCAACTACTACTACAACTGCTGCACCAACTACTACTACGACAACAACTACTACAACTGCTGCACCAACTACTACTACGACAACAGCAGCACCAGATCCATTAGGATTCGTTGGCTATAATACTTTCAATTTAGAAAATTATAAACCAACTGAATCTTCTGTTAGTGTTGCACTATATTTTGGAAATGATGGAAGTATAGATGGTTCGGGCGCATTTGTTGGTGGAGGAGCTGGCGTTAATGGTAGTAATTGTGATGGTACTACTGTTATATCCTGTCCATCACAATATGTAAGTACGCTTGCTTCTAGTATAGGAAACAACTATGAAATTAAAGTTCAAATATCGAATCCAGGAGCTCAATGCAGATTTGAAATAGCACAAATCGTTGTTGGCGCTTCGACAACATCGGCTTATTATCCTATTAATACTGGTGAGTACCTAACATTTAGATTAACTAGTACTGGAGTGAGCAGAACGTGTACTGGTACAGTCTATATTAGAAATAAAACAACTTTAAATGAAATATCTGCACCATTTAGATTTTATCTAGAAACTGTTTAAAATCACTTGACATCTACTTCACGTTCTGATATACTAAATACTTCTCAATGGTAGTAAACTGATTTTTAGAAAGGTATTTCGGACGTGGGTGCGAATCCCACCAGGTCCACCATAAACATATTGTCTACTGGTAAATGAGATAATAACGCTCATAATAAAAGTTCCAAACAGTATGTTTATGATGGGCCTGACTAGATTCGACGGAGTAATAAGTACATTGATTGGCTACTCGACATATAAGTCGTTAAAAATAAATCAAGTAAACGCAAACGATAGCGAATACAGATTAGTGGCGTGATAACCACTTAGGGTTTCGGTAGGTTTCCTCGTAACAGAATAACCTACCATTTTAAAAAGGTATTTTCAAATGAAAAAAATAGTCGTAGGATTATTCGGAATACACTATTTGAAAAATTTGAATCATTGGATGAACAATCAAACTAATCCAAACTACTTAAATACTTATGAAAATAATCGAAAATTTCTTTATGATGATTTGGTAAAAGATGGATCCACTATAGATTTCTACTCTGCCACTTACTACAGTGATAAGTTACAGGATTTAATAAAAGACTATAACTTCAAAGGTCTATCTATCCAACACATGGATAATAATCTGAGTGGAGATTTACATAAATCTTTCTATAAAAGAAACAATATTTTTAAAAAAACAGTGAGAACAATACTAGATAGTGAAATTAAAGATTACGATCTAGTCATCATCACTAGATATGATATTAACTTGATGCAATCAGTTATGACTCTAAATATAGATTATGATAAAATCAATATGTTTTATAGAGCAAAGTGGGGTGACAACCACAATATGTGTGATGATAATTTCTATATGATGCCTTATTCGAAATTACAATATTTTTATGATTGTATTTCTAAAGCAGATGAATTTAAAACAAGTCATGATTATCTCCTGCATATAGATCCTGAATGTATAAATTATATGATTGATGGTGCATACTATTCGCACGAATCAAAAATGTACTCTATTCATCGCGGATTTAAAGACTAAATAAAACTTTTCACAATAAGGAAACGAATGTTACACAGGACTATCAAAGTCTTGTTAGGAACATTTCTCATCTTTGGTTTAATGAATGCTACATCAATAACAAATGTGCGAGAAACATACTCTTTAGTTCCTAACATACAGAAACAGTTAAATTGTCTAACAAACAATATCTTTTACGAAGCAGAATCTGAGTCTTTTAAAGGTAAACTTGCAGTTGCACAAGTCACGATGAATAGAGTCCGATCAGGATTATTCATGAATGACATATGCAGAACTGTATATCAAAAGAGAAAGAATACTTGTCAATTCTCATGGGTATGTAATAAAACAAAACGAAACATACCGATTGACTCACAAGAATACTTAGATTCTAGGGCAGCGGCAGAGAAAGTTCTGTTCGACGGATACCGCTTGACAAAACTCAATGATGCGTTGTATTATCATGCTGTGTACGTTGATCCTCGTTGGAACAAACGCAGAATCATCAGAATTGGTAAACATATATTTTATGAATAAGGAAAAATCGTAATGCCCACTAAAGAAGAATGCCGTGTCTTCTCTGCACTCATTGAAGATATGGTGCAGAACAATAGAGACATGACCTACATTGATGCAATCGTAGAACATTGCAAAGATACAGGATTTGAGATTGAAATGGCTGCAACTCTACTGACTGCACCACTTAAATCTAAGATTGCAGAAGAAGCAGAAACACTTAACCTAATTAAAAAGACTAATCGATTGCCTATATGAATGTTGAATCTGGTGGATTTGAATGTTATGCACTTTTTCATGCATTGAAGTTGCACTTTACTTCGAAGTATGATTTCGTCAAATACTCAGGCAAAACGAATGTAACGCAAGACTCTTTTATGATTAGAAAGGACAAGTTTACTTTCTATAAGTTATCTCGTAAGTATGGTAAAGACGATATGTTTGGTTTCTTTGTCTCTAATCTGTTAGAGAAACCTAAACTATGGTCGGGTGATCTCCTCTCAGAGGACGCAGAGTCTACGTTTAAGGTATGGCAAAAAACACAACAATCTCTCTTCTACATCTTCCAACAGGACCTATCCACTCTCATGGAGGATGTAGACTCTCCACAACAGTTGCTGAAAGTGGTTGACGGAGAGTATCCTTTGTTGTATAATAACTATGTGCAGTCGAGAATCAAACTTGAGACGGTGATGATCATGAATCAATTCCTAAACTTCTTTCCTATGTGGACCAAAAGGGTTGATGATGATTTGATCTTTCCAGATTTTATTCAAAAATGTACGAAATATGCACCGTTTTTAAACTATGATGTGACTAAATACAAACACGCACTCAAGTCACAAATGTGTGCAGTAGTTTAATACATCGCAATATATCGTTAATAAGGAATTTAATATGAACTTCGCAAGTCTTAAAAAATCATCTGGTAACTTTGACAAACTTACCAAAGCCATTGAGCAACTCAATGCAGCACCTGCCTCTAAAGATGACAAGTTCTGGAAACCAGAAGTTGATAAAGCAGGTAACGGATACGCAGTTATTCGTTTTCTTCCCGCACCCTCTGTAGATGGAGAAGATGCACTTCCATGGGTGAAAGTATTCAATCACGGATTTCAAGGTCCTGGTGGTTGGTATATTGAGAACTCTCTTACTACTCTTAATCAGAAAGATCCAGTCTCTGAGTACAATACTCAACTTTGGAATTCTGGCGTAGAAGCAAATAAAGAGATTGCGCGTAAACAGAAACGTCGCCTTTCGTATATCTCCAATGTCTACATTGTTGAAGATTCTAAGAATCCAGACAATGAGGGTAAAGTCTTTCTCTTTAAGTTTGGTGCAAAGATCTTTGATAAGATCAATGAAGCAATGAATCCTGCATTTGAGGATGAGAAGGCAATGAATCCGTTTGATTTCTGGACTGGTGCC